ATTAAACCCAACTACAAAAGAACATTTTATATATCAACGTTGGTTTGAATCACGTGGCATTGAAGCAGGTGCAAACATAACTAAAGAAGATACATCATACATACACACTACATACAAGGATAACATAGAAAACCTTTCACCAAGTTATATTAAGCAAATAGAAACAATGCAGAAGCGTAGACCAGAACGCTACAAGCACACGATACTTGGTAGTTGGTTAGATAAAGCAGAAGGTATTATATTTGATAATTGGATAGTGGGAGAATTTAAACAGGTTGGTAAAATAGTATTTGGGCAGGATTATGGTTTCAGTAACGATCCAAGTACATTAGTAAAAACAAGCATAGATAAATCAAACAAGGTTATATATGTACAGTTGTGTTTCTATCAACCTAAACTAACCACAAGTGAGATAGCAGTATTAAATAAAAAGTTTGCATCTAATAACTTAATTGTTGGAGATAGTGCTGAACCACGTTTAATAACTGAACTGAGCGCACATTGTAATATAGTGCCTGCAATAAAAGGACAGGGCAGTATTACATACGGTATTAGTTTACTACAGGATTATGATTTGGTTATTGATCCAGAAAGCACAGATATAATAAAAGAGCTTAACAACTATTGTTGGTTAGAAAAGAAAAGCCAAACACCAGTAGATAATTTTAATCACGCTATTGATGCATTACGTTATGCAGTTAGTTATCAATTGCAAAATCCACATTTAGGTGAATATCATTTATATTAAAATAAAACAATTAATTAAGTATATTAAGTTCATTGATAAAAAGAAAATGGAGTATATGATTAAAGCAGGCAGAGCAATGTTTTAATTGTAGCGTGGCTTAAGCCCCCCTTAAGCATTAAGATAAGAAAAGATAATATAAGATAAAATAAAAAAAGATAAGATACGTGCATAACACTAAGCACTTTTTTTTACATTATATATAACTATGAAAGCACAAATCAAAGTACCAGAATCACTTGAAGAAATTACACTTAAGCAATACCAGAAGTGGTTAAAGATTTCAGAAGGCAAAGAACTTGATTCATTTTTACAACAAAAGATGATAGAGATATTTTGCAATGTACCGCTTAAACAGGTGTTAACTATTAAGATGAATTACGTTAATAAAATATGTACAGCTATAGATGAATTGTTTAAAAAGCAACCTATGTTTATTGATAGGTTTAAATACAAAGGTGTACAATATGGCTTTATACCTAAACTGGATGATATTACATTTGGAGAATATGTTGATTTGGATACTTACCTTGCTGATTGGAATTTAATGCACAAAGCAATGAGCGTATTATACAGGCCTATTAATTTTGAAAAGGATAAAGAATACATTATTGATCCTTACGAAAGTGCAGAAGCATACGATTTGCAAAACATAACTTTAGATATTGTATTTGGGGCGCTTGTTTTTTTTTACAATTTAAGCAACGAATTACAACTTCGTATCCTGAATTATTTAGCGACACAGGAGGAAGTGGACCTGCCTCAAGATTTGAGAGCTTCAGTGCTAAATGGGGTTGGTATCAATCCATCTATGGATTATGCAAGGGGGATATTATGATGATAGATCAAATTACAAATATGAAACTGCATACTTGTTTGATGCACTTATCATTTGAAAAAGATAAAGCAGAATTAGAACAACACATAATAAAAAGCAATGCAAAGAGATGATATTTTAAAAGAAATAATGGATCGTGAAATGTTTGGCAAGGATGAATATGTAATACTTGCTGATGGTTTTGAAGATGCGTTTTTAGGTGTTACAGCAGTTAAACCTGCACGTGCAGTATATAGTTATTGGAAGTGTTTAGATATTATTATGAAACAAGATGATAGCGATTTTGATGAAGCACTTGATTGGCTGAATGAATTTATAGATGAAGAATTAGGAGAACACGCTCCATTATATATAAAATTATTATGAAAAGTTTTTACAACGTAATAGATAAAATTAAAACGGTAGTTACATCAGAGCCGTTTAACAACGAAATAACATTTGGTGATATTGCTGATATTGATTTAAAGAAGCAGAGTTTATTTCCATTGGCACACGTAATGATAAACAATGCCACAATAAACAACCAGTATGTAACAATGAACATTACAATATTCTTTATGGATTTAGTAGATATTAGTAATGAGCAAACAACAGATTTATACAGGGGCAATGATAACAGGCAGGATATACTAAACACACAACTGGCATTAGCTACAAGGGTAATAAGAGTATTGCAAAAAGCAGAGCCATACAGAGATGAGTTTGAATTATTAACAGATGCAAGCTGTGAACCATTTACAGAACGTTTTGATAATATGCTCGCAGGATGGGCAGTAACGTTTGATATTGGCGCAAAAGATGAAATGACACATTGTTAATGAAAGAATTTGATAAGATATTAAAAAAGTATGCTGATTACGTAATACGTGAATCAAGGAATAATTTAGTTAGGGGTAAAAACAATGCTTCACAACGATTATCTGATTCATTAAGTTACAGCATTAAAGATACAAGCGTTAAGTTTGAAGGCGAGTATTATGGGCAGTTTGTAGATCAAGGTGTTAAGGGTGCGGAATCAACATATCCAGAAAGCGGAAGTTCTCCATTTAAATACACTAACAAAATGCCACCATCAAAAGCGTTTGATAAGTGGACTGTTAGAAAAGGCATAGCACCAAGAGATAAGGAAGGCAAATTTTTAAAAAGGCAATCATTAAATTTTTTAATAGCAAGAAGCATTTACAAAAAAGGAATTAGAGCAACATTGTTTTTTACAAAACCATTTGAAAAAGGGCAAGAGCTTTTTGGGGATGATTTTGCGGAAGCAGTAATAAAAGATAAATTAATATGAGTACAATAGTTAGAACAAGATCGCCATATTTTATTAGGACAACAAATTATGCAAGCCCTACATATAGCATAGATTACTTTCAAATATCAATATCAATATATGAGGGTAATTCTGGATCATTACCAACCTGTGGTGGAATATATGGTCAATACACATTAAAGAAAAAAGTATTGCCTGGTGAAACAAGTGTTACATTTGATATTAGTGAAATTGCAAACGATCATTTAATACAAACCTTTAACGGAACACACGGAGGGTCAGCAGCAACGCAATCTTTTTGGATGCAAGTAACGGTAACAGGTTTTGAAACAAATGGTAGTGCAATATCTCCAAGTGTTACAAACCAATATTTAATACAAGAGGGGTTTAATAAATTTAAAGAAGGTGTTAATTATGTTACTGAACCAACGGCAATGATTACTGCGAACTATATGCAATATAATAAAGGATCTAATTTAGTGTTACCAGTAAATCCAGAACGTGTAAATAGTGTGGCTTGGAAATTAAACGGAAGCACAATAGCAACAACAACCGTTACAGATGCAGGTAATTCAGAGCAAAAGATTCAGTATATAAGTAAGTCAACAATATCACAAGAATACGATCAAGCGGTTGTTACTTATGATACCTCATCTACAAGAACAATAACCATTGAACAATTAGATGAATGTAAATATCCAGTAAATAGAGTTACCTTTTTAAATAGATGGGGAGCAATGCAGGATTTATTCTTTTTTAAAAAATCAACTGAATCATTAGATACAAGGCGAGAGAATTTTAACCGCAGTATATTCAAAGCAAGAACAGTAACGGAGTCGTTACGTGAAGAAGATTGCCAAACTACAATTACATATAATTCATACAGCACAACAGGACACGCAGATAAATCATTTAATGCAAATGGTAGGGAATCAATACTATTAAATAGTGGTTTTGTTCCTGATTCAATGAATGAAACATTTGAAGAATTAATGGTTAGTGAATATGTTTGGGTTACTGATCCTGATGATGTTGTAATTCCAGTTAAGGTAAAAGATACTTCATTTGCTTATAAAACAGGATTAAACGATAAGCTAATAAATTATACAATGAATTTTGAAAAAGCATTTGATTTAGTAAACAACATTAGATAATGCAAAAAGTTATATTATACATACAGCCACAATTAAGAACTACTACAACGGCACAGGACTATGTTCGTGTTGATTTAATGGAAGAAGATCTAATTGAACTTACACAGGTAATACAAGATGTAAAGGATATAGATAAAGTATTTACGGATTACAGTAAAACATTTAATTTACCTGCAAGCAAAACAAATAACAAGATATTCAAATGGTGGTACAATCCAGATGTTGAAGGTTTTGATAATCAAATAATGGCTAATGCAAGAATTGAGTTGAATCATTTCCATTTTAAGTTTGGTAAGATAAAACTTGAAGAAGTTGTTATTCGTAATGGTGAGGCATCAATGTATAAAGCAACTTTTTTTGGTGATACTGTTAAAATATCAGATATTATTAATGAGGATCAATTAAGCGATTTAGATTGGTTAAATAATTTTAATCATAATAATACATCTGCAAATGTTTTAGCAGGTTTAAACGCAGGGTTAGATTTTACAGTTGATAGTGTTTCATATACGGATGCAATTATATATCCATTAATTACACACAGCCAAAGATATATTTATGATAGTAGCGGATTGGCAGATGTAATTGTTAGTGGTGTTGCAACCTCATCTGCATCAAGTAAATTAGTTGATACATCAGAAAACTTTACAAATGTTGTTCAGGTTAATGATATTGTAAAAAATATAACTGATACAACTTACGCATTGGTAACTGCAATAGATGATAATAATCACTTAAGTATATCATCAAATATTATGTCAAACGGTGAAAGTTATCAAATATCAAGAACAAATGTTGGTAATGTAAGTTGGGGAGGTACATCAGGCGGCAATTTAAATTACAACAGGCACGGAGTATTGCCAGAGGATTTAAAACCAGCAATATTAGTAAAACATATTGTAAAAGCAATTGAAGAACAATACGATGAGATAGAATTTAAAACAAGTGAGTTTTTTGATTCAGCACCAATGAATAGTTTGTATATGTGGTTGCATAGGGATATTAAAAAAATGGCACTTGCAGGCACTTGGGTGGGTAATTCTGATGCATATACTTGTACAGGTTCAAACTGTTCAGATTTTACAAATAGTTCTTCAACTACATATTTCAATACTGGCAATGGTGTAATGCGTTTTCAACCAACAACAAATGTTAATTTAATATCTGAACAATTAACAATGCAGTTAACAATAACACCTGCGGGCGGCTACACAAATGTACCGTATGATGTTGAAATAGTTAGATCTAATAATTGGGAAACATACGTATCATCACAAAATCAAACAGGTACACAATCCATTACAATGATAATAGGTCCAAATGGTCCTATTGATATAAACACATTACCACAGGTCAGGAATTTTTTTGTTGGCAGAGTTACAACAGAAGAAAGTTTTCAATTTGAAGCTAAATACAGTTTAACATATACTAACACAATATTTAACGGAACAACAACAAATACAAATACATTTATTGCAACAATGACAAGTAATTCATCTACGTTAACACCGCAGGATGGCTTGTTAGAGATTACAGAAAATATTCCTAAAATGAAAGTGCTTGATTTTTTAAAGGGATTATTTAAAATGTTTAATTTAACTGCTTATGTTAATTTTGATGGTAAAATAGTTGTACAAACATTGGATGATTATTATGCAGGCGGTGATACGCATAACATTACAGAATACATAAAAACTGATGAACATACAGTATCTAATTCAATACCATTTAAAGCAATAGATTTTGAATATGTAGATAGTAAAACATTTTTAGCAACACAGTTTAAAAACCTAAACAACAGAAAATACGGAGAACTAAATTATAAATCCAATATAAATACAGGCGATGATTATAAGGTTGAATCACCATTTGAGCATATGTTATATGAAAGGTTAAGAAACCAATCAGGATTACAAAACGTTAAAAGAATACAATATGGTGCATACGTTGATGAGAAATTTGAGCCTGTTGTTGGAAATCCTTTATTGTTTTATGGTGTTTACAACCAATATACTTTAGGAGCGCAAATTAATTTTATTGACAGCACAAGACCAGAGGATAATTCATTACCTGCCGCAGGTACACAAACAGCAGTATCTGATTATTGGATGCCACATAATGCACCAACAATAGGAAATACATCAACAGCGCCTGCATATAATTTAAATTTTGGCAGTGAAATCAACAGTTATGATTTAACAGATTTTGGTGGAAACAATAATAGTTTATTCCAATTATATTATGAAAATTACATTACAAGGGTATTTAATAAAAGGATTAGAATTTATAATTTTAGCGCAATATTACCACTTGGTATAATATTAAAGTTATCATTAGATGATAAAATAATTATTAACGATAGAACATATACAATTAATAAAATGAGTATTAAACTGCAAAGCGGTGAAACATCATTTGAACTATTAAACGAAGCACCATAATGAAAACAATATTAGAAGCATTACAATTTTGTAAAGAAAATAAATTATATGATAAACATATAAACATAGCATTGGGCAAAAATAAATTTGTACAAACTTGGGAAGAAGGAGAAACACAAAATAAGATAAAAGAATATGAAAACATTTACAGTTGAACTTGAGGTAGGTACTAAAAAGGCAATAAAAAACATTGGCGATCTTGAAGATGAAATTGAAAAATTATCAAATGAATTAAAAGGCGCAGATTTTGGAAGTGCTGAATTTAAAAGATTATCAAATGAATTAATTAAAGCACAAAAGCAAATTAAAAACACAGAGCTATCGCTTGAATCATTAGATTCTGAACAGGTTGCAAGTGAATTTGGAAGTGTTGTTGGTGCTGTTGGTGATATGACTGGCGCAATGGTATTGCTTGGTGGTACTGGTGGAGCTGTTGAAGAAACTGCTGAAAACATAGAAAAAGCAATTGGTATCTCAATGGCATTTAAAGGTGCTATTGAAGGGGTTTCATCTGGAATGAAATTATTTAACAACATTGTTAAAACAAATACGTTATTACAAAAAGCTAATAATACAATCACTTTAATAGCTTCCGCTGTAATGAAAACATTAACGGGATCAGTTAATACTACATCAGCAGCATTTAAAGGGTTAAGAGGCGCAATGATAGCGACAGGGATAGGTGCATTAGTTGTAGCAGTTGGTTTATTAATTGCAAACTTTGATAAGTTAAAAGCTGCAATTACAGGCATAAGCGAAGCACAAAGAGATAGAGTTGACAGTTCTGAAAAGCTTGTGAGCGCAGCAGAAAGAGAAGCTGAATTAGGAGCGCTTCAAATTAACAATATGAAGCTACAGGGAGCAACAGAAGAGGAAATTGTGAAGTTCAGAATGAAAGCTTTACAAAAACAGTTAGATGCTCAAATAGCGTTAATTACTGCTCAAGAAGAACTTAATGCTTCACAATTAGAAGGCACAACAAGTTGGAACGAATCGTTGCAAGATGTTATTGAGATTTATTTGTATTGGGTTGCTGGTGTTCCAAGATTAATAGCTTTAGGAATTGAAGAAGCCTCTAATCTTATAAATTATTTATTTGAACAACTTCAAAGCACGAAAGCGGGGAGAATAATTTTTGGAGATGAAAAAATAGATTTGAAAATAAAACCGTCAACTGCTCTTGAGGACTTTATTGGAGATGCTACTGAATATGTAGCTGGTTTAGTTTTTGACCCTGAAGCAACTAAAGAAGAAGGAGAGAAAACGTTAAGCGAGGCAAGACTAAAAGCGGAACAAATGAAAAGCGATTTGGCTGGTCTGCAATTAGATTTAAATAACATTGAGGCGCAAGGTATAAAAGACAGAAAAGCTACCAGAGATAAAGCAGCAGAAGAAGAACAAAAAGATAGGGAAAGGGAGCTTCAAGAATATAATGATTTTTTAGCTAAAAAGGAAGAATTAGAAAATTTATATTTTGATAGTAAATTAAGCAAAGAACAACAAGAAATTAATGCGGTTCAAGACAAGTATTTTACTTTATTAGAAGAAGCAAAAAAATATGGTGAAGATGTTACAGTAATTGAGGAAGCACAAGCTGCGGAAATAGATGCTGTAAAAAAGAAATATGCAGATATTGAAATACAAAGGGAACGAGCAACGCAAGATATGAAATTTGAAATAGCATCAAGTGCGTTAAATTCAATTAATGAGTTGGCTAATATCTTTGCAGAGAAAGATGAAGAAAGTGCAAAAAAAGCATTTAATATTAATAAAGCAGTAGGTATAGCTCAAACAGGTATTAATACTGCACAAGCTATAATGAAAACGGCAGCAGAAACAACAGATCCAACACCAATGCAGGCATTAAGAGTTGCTAATATGGTTGCAATGGGTGTTGCGGGAGCGGTTCAGATTGCAGCAATAGCATCACAAAAGTTTCAACCAACAGGAACAGGGGGCGGTTCAGTAACAACTCCAAGTATAGGAACTGGCGTTGGTGCAGGTTCACAAGCACCATCTTTTAATGTAGTAGGGCAAAACGGATTTAATCAGATAGCATCAGCAATAGGGCAGCAACCACCAGTACAGGCATTTGTTGTTGCGCAAGATGTTACAACAGCACAACAATTACAAAACAATACAATACAAACAGCAACTTTTTAAAATAAAACAAAATGGAAATAGTAGAATTATTATTGGATGAAGAAAACGAGGTTACAGGCATAGATGCGGTTTCCATCGTAGAATCACCTGCAATTGAAAGCGACTTCATTGCATTAGCAGAGCAAGAAGTAAAACTTGCACAAATAGATGAAGAAAAAAGGATTTTAATGGGCGCAGCTTTGATACCTAACAAACCAATCTTCCGCAAGAATGGCGAAGAAATGTTTTACGTGTATTTTTCAAAAGAAACAGTACGTAGAGCAAGCGAGTTATTTTTTATGAACGGTAATCAAAACAATGCAACACTTGAACATAGTATGAACAT